CCGATGCATCTTTTGATGCTGTTAAAAAGTAATACATTTATTTAGCTCTTCCTTTTATATCCACATCTGGGAATTTGATTTCGAAAACTGATGGGTCTAAAGATGGATATAAAATCTTATCTTTAATAGCCGCATCTATATTATATGAATTAGGTGAGTAGTTTCCATCACACTTATTCACAATTTTTAATTTAGGAACTGAACTTACCCCATCAACATTTGCTAATAGTAATTCCAATTCCGAAATGTTTATAGTATTATTAAATGTCCAATTATTAATATTAAAGTAATCTTTCATCTCACTAATACATTCGGTAACTACTTCACTTTTATTATAGTTCTTTAAGGTTACCACCTCAAACTCAATTCCAATGTTGATAATAAACCCATCGGATATGTTAACACCATCAGTTAAAATTTTATATTCGTTTAAATACGTTTTTAAGTTTTGCTTAACAGCATCATTTAATGTTGATAATTTACCATTACCATCATATCCTAATAAATAAAGATTAATTGCGAATGGGTTATTCTTTTCATTATCATTTGATGTTTTACCAATTAAGAATTTTTGAAGTTCTTGTCGAACTGATTTTCTATCAGGCTCCTCACTATCAGGCTTTTCAACGAACCCCATTACCAAATCAGTAAACTCTTGCAGAGCTTTTGGGGAACTTAAAATCGATGATGGTGAGTTATTATCCAACGTACCATCAGCCGTAGCGTAAGCCTTTGCAATTGAACCATATTTGGTTGGCATTGATAATACTCTTATTTGATAATCTTTTGTAGTTACTGCTCTATTCTGAGAACCAAAGTTTGCCAATGCATTTTCTCTAATCTCATCAATAGTATCACCACCTTTACCACCAGTTGCAGGAACTTCATTATCAACTGCTACTGAATTCTTAGTTGCGTTATATAATGCTACTGAGTTATCGTTTAGTAATTGAGTATCTTCTTCAAACTCAATTGAGTTTATTTTAACTAACGTACCCTTTGCCACATTGGATGATATACCACCACCAACTAAATATTTAACAGTTATAGTTGTATTGGATGGTGATGTTCCATATGTTTTTGTTTTCAAAAAGTTGGTTGGGTCAAATGATTCATTTAACTTACTAATTGAATTAGGTAAACCCAATCCAACATTTTTTAAGTTAGGAATCAGTTGTTCATCATTAGCAGTTGGGTCTCCAGCTCCAAATTGGATAGTAGTAGTACTATCTCCGTTTACTTTTTTAACAAACCTACGAGGTGTTTTAATCGTTTTAAGAATATATGGTACGGTTGTTTTAAACTGATATAAGTCCGGGTCATTTGTTTCAGTATTTGGATAATCTTCAAATACCATCTCTTGCCCTAAATAAGGAACCTCATACCATTTATTTCCATTTGAATCTCTTACATCATAGATATCAATTACATTTGTTTCTGATAGCTCAATAGTTTGAAATGATTCATAAGAACCAAATTCAAATTCTTTAGTTTCTATTTGAGCAGATATAGCTTGTACATATTTTTTTACTAAATAAAATGTAGTTTCACCATTTACACTATCGGTTTCGTATATCGTTATTTCTCTATCAGTATCATCCGAAAAATCAACAACATCTCTCGTTAAAAATGTGTTACCATCCCCATCCGAAACTTGCATACCTTGTTTAATCCTAAGCAGGTATGTTTCATCATATGTATTACTACCAGCCACACCAATAGATGGAACTAATTGATAAATGGATAACGTAGTAATAGCAGGTGATGTTACCTTTGGTTGGTATCCTAAATATTGTGAAAGTGCAATTACATTCTCAATATCTTCGGCATGAACCATTAAAGATTCTTTAAGTGTATCATCAATGTAATATGAAAGGGAATCACCAATATAAGATGCCATTTCTATAAACATCATACCTGGCGATGATTCATTAAAATCAGAATAGGTTTTTGGGAAATATGTTTTAGCAAACTCAATTAGATTTCCTCTATATTGAGCAAAATCTTTATTAAGGTATTTTATATCTTTACCTCTATTCTTAAAGTTTTTATTTGTTTTTGTTATAGCCATATTGTTATCCCTGTGCTGTAAATGTTACTTCGTTTAAATCAGTATTATCACCAATTCTAAATTTAACTGAAACATTTATTCTATTATTATCTCGTAATGTATCAGATGAATCAACTACAATTTCTTCAGCGGTTACATATGGTAACCATTGTTCCAAACTTTCATTTATAGTATCTTCAATTCTACCCTCAAAATCATCAACGTTTGGTTCAAATAATAATTCCTGCAATCCACTACCAAATTCAGGTTGTAATATTCTTTCACCTCTTTTTGTTAGTAGTAGGTTTTTTATATTTGATTTTACCTGCTCTGATGTTTGGAATGTTTGCTCAAATGCAGTATTGGTTATTTGAATAGGCAAAGATATACCAATCGCATAATCATTAAACGATTTTGTATCTTTTACTATCTTTGAACCTAATTCAACTGCCATAATTTATTTACATTCCCGGTCTCCAAGGACCTTTTGATTTATCCCAAGCTTTTATTAACTCAGAGTTATCTCTATTTAAAATTCTATCTAATCCAGCTAATCCAGTACTTACACCCAATCCTTGCTTTTTACCAACAGGTTGCATATCACCATAACCCATTTTATCTGCTATACTTTGAGCACCCAATGTATGAGTACTTTGTGTTCCAAACTCCATCGTTCTTTCAGTTACTTCAGTTGGCGCACCAGCATAAGCAGGTGGTCGTACATTATCTAATACACTCTTAGTTGTATTCTCACTTAAACTAAGTGGTTGTGTTTGTTGTAGTACTTGGTTTAATATAGGATTCTTACTCAATACCTTTTGTGGTTGAGTAGGTTGTATTGTTTCAGCTATTGGCTCATCCATAAATGTAGGTTGAGATGGAACTACCGCCTTAGTTGGTTTTAGAGCCTCTCTAAGTTGTTTGTTTTCTTTCAACAACTTAGCCATCTCTTTCTTTACACCCTCTTTTACCAACTTTGGTAGAACTGATTTAATCTCACTCTCTACAATAATTTGAATCGCTTTTACTAATTTATCGGTATTCATTTTATTATCTTTTATATTACTCTCCTTATAAATATTTAAATTAAGTATTTTCGTTTTTATGGAGTATAATCAATATTAATCAACATCGTTTATAATTCTAAACCCGTCATCATCATATTCATATTACGGTCTGATGGTGTTGGTTCTGATGCTATTGACCAGGAACATCCGGTGGAATTACATATCCAACAATTCTATTTGTTGCTGCCAGTTTTGAATAACAACCTCCACCATTACGTTCGAACCCAGCTTTTGATGTATTTCCCTCAATGGTTGTTACCTTGCCATCTTCAGTTATAGCAGCAACTATACCAATGTGAGTTGCATCACGTGAACTACCATATAAAACAGCTGCACCAATTACAGGTAACCCACTCCATCTACCATTAGATTTGGCCCAATTCATCCATGCATCACATCCTGCACTACCATTAAAAGATTTACCACCATTAAGTGATTTTAACGGAAAGCAACCAGCTTGCCTCCACCAGGCTGAAACTGCAGCTGCACACCATGGCCATCCGGCTTTATCATCACCATATAGACCGGTATCAACATTCCAATTATTACCATTTAGTTTATTATGCATAACATCGATACGACCGGTAGAGTAATTTCTATATGTAATTGTGTTTGGGTAATTTGAGTTTGTACCTCCATAATTCTTAAAATTAGTTTCAGTTATACCAATATCTTTATTGGCCTCTTCCACAATACGTCTACCTAAAATACTTTGAAGTTCTGGTGGTGAATCTAATTCTAATGCCAGTATATCTTCTTTTGTTAATTCAGTATCAGCTGAAACTTTACCATTTTCGATTTCATCTTCTAACTTTTTAATATATTCACTTACAGTAGATACAGCAGTGGGGTCATTTGTATTTTCAAGCTGTGATTTAGATGTATTTAATTTTTGAGTATAAACCTCAACTTCTGCTTCTGTTAATGTAAAATTAGCAGGTATACTTAATTTAGCACTAGCTGCCGCAGATATACCTGGTCCGGCCGGTGGTACCGTATATCCACTCCAAGCAATAATACCAGGTGCAGCAAAAGGTGGTACACCCGGATACATAGATATAGTTTGAATAGTACCACCAATTGTAGTTAAGTGCTTAGTTGCTGCTGAAATAAATTGGTTAACTATAATCTCAACATTATCAGTAGGTTTAATAGGTCTTTGAGGAGCCCATACACCCGGAATATAACATTGATTAAGAATTACACTTACATTCGAAACACTACCTGGTGCTGGTATAAGTGGTATCTTTAATGGGTTTAAAATTGCATTACTCCAATATGCAAGTACACCCTGTCCCATTTGAGTAACTAAACTATATGTTGGTGTATTTTGAGTTAATCCAATTTGCAAGGCAACTTTAAAAAACTTTTCCATTAATGGTACATTACCAGTTTGAACATTTACAAAATTAACCGAATCATTACCACGCTTTACTGCAGCATCATATTCCTTTGCCCACAAATTTGCAACAACATCAATATCATCCATCGTGTCAACTGATTTAGAAATAATATTATTTTTAAAAATAGCCCAAGACATAATCTATTATATTTATTAAAATTCAGGCTTTGATGGAGCCGATGGTGGAGTTGGTGGTTTTGGTATAGATGGTGGGGTTGGTGGTGCTGGTATTGTTAATGTTGGTAATCCACCTTTTTTAGAAACAGCATCTTTCTTTCTAGCTTTTTCTTTTTTACTTTCACCTGATTTTTTCCTTGGTGTTTTTTTTGGCTTTCTAAATTTTGGAATAGCTGGTATAGCTGGTATTTCTGGAAGTGAGATATCAGGCACATTTGGTAAATCAGGTACGTTTGGTAAATCAGGTACGTTTGGTAAATTTAATCCATCAGTTGAATCGTTATTAGAATTAGATTGCGTATTCGTATTAGATTGCGTATTCGTATTAGATTGTGTGTTGGTATTGGAATCAGATTTAGTATTAGAACTATTGTTAGTTTCCAAACTAATATTGGTGTTTGTGGGGGTATCATAATTAATAGTAAACACACCCTCTTCATCGCTCCAACCATAATAACCAACCTCTCCACCAATTGGTGCTAATTCATTTTTAGTTATAATTTCAGGATATGATAAAACACGGCTCCCACCACCTCTGGATGTAGTAGAATCAAATGAGATTCCAACACTATCCAATATGTTTGATGTTAGTTTGTTTAGACTATTCGTATTACTGATTATTTCATTTACACTCTTTTCCATTATTTTAATTGAATATTAGCACTTTTCATAGTTTCCAATTTATTCCTTAATGAGGTGAATGATGGTAGATTTACAGGTCCAGTTGCAGATGGACCGGATGGTGTTAAAAATACTTGTTGTTCAATTAGTTGTATTAGTTCATCCAATAAATCATGCAAAGTATCACCCTTTACAGCTGGCTCTAATAAATCATCATCAGTTCCTAAGTATATATTATTATCACCTATATTAAATTTTATATCAGTATCTTCTGCGGTTGTATCTATTTCAATATTATCCTCACTTGTAATATTAATACCCAACATTGTATCAATTGAAAATTGATTATCTGTCATAAACCCAACATTACCCTTACT